AAAGAAGATGCACCAAATTACAGGAAAGCCACTGGGCCAAAAAAATGTGGTAATTGTAAAGCATGGGATTCTTCAAAAACAAATGACCCGATGACAGGGTACTGTAAAATGTATGATTTTACTTGTAGAGCAGACCATACTTGTGATGCATGGGTGAGTAACAAATGACACGTTGTACTTGCCACGATACTTTAATTGTTAAAAACCTAAACCGTTGGTTTAAGGAAAAATGGGTAGATGTTTCAAGAAAAGATAAGGATGGTAAACATCCAGAATGTGGTAGGTCGAAAGCAAAACTAAGTGGTAAAGGTTATCCTAAATGTAGACCGTCAGTTAAAGTGTCAAGTAAAACGCCGAAGACTTCTGGTTCGATGTCGAGTGGTCAAAAACAAGCAGCAACGAAAAGAAAAAGAGCCAAAAAACAAGGTGTTGGCGGAAAACCTACTATAGTCAAGATGGTTGGGGTGATATAATGGAGCACGAGACTTGTAGTTGTTGTACTCCTTTTCAACAAGCAACAGTTGCTTTGATGGACAGTGTTTTTGAAAAAGGAAACGAGTTTTATGAATTTCCATGTCCTCACTGTAATGCTGAAAATCCAATGGTCGCTTACACTCCTGATGTAACAGGATATCATGGTAATTGCAGCAAGTGTGGAAGAGAAATAACTTCACCAGCAGGTAGCACTAGATATATGGCTAAAGGAGAAAAACCGTTTCATGGTTACAATCCTAATAGACACAGTAAAAGTGGTGGTCTAAATGCAAAAGGTCGTGCAAAGTTCAAAAGAGAGACAGGTGCGAATCTAAAAAGACCTGTTACAAAGAAACCAAGTTCACTAAAACCCGGTAGTAAAGCGGCAAACAGAAGAAAGTCTTTTTGTGCAAGAATGGGTGGAAGTAAAGGTCCAACAAGCAAGGGTGGGAAACTTACCCCGAAAGGTGCTGCTCTTAAGCGGTGGAATTGTTAATGAACCCCTTCGACCAAGCGTGGGCTTTGCTCAAAATGCCACAGGAAGCAAGGCGATTTGCAGAACAACAACATGAGGGGCAGATGTATGGTGAAGAGCCTTACATGACTCATGTCGATGCTGTGGCGAACCAGTTCGATGACCCTCATTTACAAAGAATAGCATATCTTCATGACGCAGTAGAAGATGGTAAAACGGGCATAGAAGACATTCATGAACGGTTTGGTGAGGATGTTGGTAATGCGGTTAATGCCTTGACGAGAGGTAAAGACCCTAGTAATCAAGGTGGTATGGAAGTCTACAGGGATTACATCAGGAGACTAGCCGAACATCCAGAGGCTAGGCAAGTCAAGATAGCAGACCTCAAACACAATCTTAGTGGCAACCCCGGAAGTAAGAGACAGAGATACGAGAAAGCACTGGAGTTCTTGTCATAAGTATTATTCCAATTATTCATTATTCTATCTATAATAAATAATAATAATATATATTGTGTATAGAAAGAATAATGAAACATTAGAAACATTAATCGCCATTTTTCAAAACCCTTATTATGTCAACCTCTGTGGCCTTTAACAAGGTCATTACTATGGTAGGTACGAACCACGATAATCATGAGATGAGATTGACAGGACTTATTCTTGCACAATCTGCACTAATTGGTGCGGCAGTAGGAATATTTGATGCAGGTATTTGGTTGCCAGCAGGAACAACAGAAAACCATTGGGTGAATGGAATGACATATTCAATGGGTGCTTTAGCGGTACAAATCTTAGCATACTATTTGTTTAAGATGTTCTTTGAGCAACAAATGCAAGAAAAAGTTAGAATGTCTGAAATGCAAAGACAAAGAGATAGTAGATATAGAGAGATGCAATACAGCCATGACCAACGTAGACAGGATATGGAATTAAGGATGCAAGAAATGCAGTTGGAGAAAGAAATTATGTGGATGCAAGCAAATCCCGGTAAAGCGTTTCCTAAAATTAACAACGGGTACAATTCTAGTGATGTTAGTGGTCTAGGTATAGATTTTCATAGTACCTCTAAACCACCGCAACATATGGCGAATACTGATTCTGCATTAAGTTTAGGAATGACAGGTAACAATCTAAAAAGTGATTCTATGATACCGCCAAGAAATTTGGATGATAATGGATATAAATTAAAAGCAGATGGTACAATAGACAAAAGATTCAAGAAAAAAAGGTGATGTGTGAATACGATGGGACGTATCTTCAAGACACCAAAAGATGATTCGGTTGAAGAAACACTAAGAGCCATGCATTTGGCTAATACTGTTGATAATACTTACGAATGGGGTGTTGGTTGGGTAAGAACTGTTGTTGCCTCAATGATTACTGCTCTTGTTATTAGTTACATTGAATCAATTTCTGATTTTAGTTTATGGGGTTGGACTGTTGAATGGTCTTATGAACGTGCTAGAGCATTAGCAGATTGGCTTTATTCTAAAATCAATTGAGGTGTATAAACTATGATGACGGGTGGTAGTGTATTAGTAGGTGCTGCCTTATATGGTCAAGCATTATATAATTCTTGGAAACCTAGAAGAGTTGGAATTTATGGAACTAGCATGGTTGGGAAAACCACTTTAGATAGATATATGACTACACCGGGCGAAATGGAAGAAATACCTGTGGATGAAAGGACCGACCATTTTAAATTAATTACTAGATATTTATTACCTAAACCTACAAGAAAACGAATTAGTTATTCGGGTGAAAAAAGAGTCGTTTATTCTTCAGATATAGGTGGTCAAGATAGATTTTGGAATCTTTGGATAGATGATATGGTTGCAAGACAAGTTGAAGTTGTTGTATATATGTTTGATGATAGGGCTTTTGCGGGCGGTCCTGATGCTATGGAACAAATAGCAGGTTTCAAATTTTTAGTTGATTCTTTGATAAATCGCAGTTATAGATATAGAACTATTAAAAGTAGATGGAAAGGAAAGAAATATGCCCCACGTTTGTTAATGTTAGTAGCGAATAAAGCAGACAGATTCTTCGATAATAAGGCCGCTGACCTTTGGTCACAGAATAGAATAGGTGAACATAAAATATTTGACCCGTTTAGAGATGACCTAATTAGGTTGCAAAAAGCAAGGCTACCAACAAAACGTGCTTTCATGGCAACTAGAGTAGGTTGGAATGTAGAACCAACTATGGTAGATTTATTGACTACATGAGTGACCTTTTTTATGTGTAACCGTGTCGGAGGTACATGGCAAGAGGTGCGACGAGTACAGTTTTAGTTCCCATTGGTGGAGCAAGTAAGTCTCTTAGAACCACTGTACCCATGTGGATTATTAAGCAATTTAACCTTGATGCTGGCAGTAAACTTAATTGGAGAATAGACATCGAAGGTGACGAGATGCTCATCAAGGTGTCTCCTGTGGAGAAGTGAAACAATGGTTTTGGATATACCAGACAACATGTATCGTACTATTACCAATACACCTATACAAAATACTTCTTTATCATCATTAAATGAGGCTGCTATGTTGGCTATGGCTAAACAAGGTAATCCTCAATTTAATCAAGGGGCTATAATGGAACAAGCCACTGCACAACAACATATGCAACAATATGCTAATCAATTAAATATTCAAGTTCCTAAAGTGAATTTCTATCCTTCACATCATCCTGACCCACGTAAAGCAAGAAGGAAAGATATTAAACAGGCATATAAATTATTAAAACCAACAAAACGTTCTATATTTGACCCTAGAAGATGGTTAGGAAGTAAATACAGATATAACAAAGATGCTGGTGTCTGTGTTATTGACGGTTGTAATGTGAAAGAATTGATACAACATGATAATCTATATGCTAGAATTAGTGATGAAGAAACAGGTGTAAGTCTTTGGGATTTATATTGGACCAATCCTATCACATCACAACCTGAAGCCTTCATAGCAAGAACTGGAGTTACTAGTGGCCGCAGATTACAAGGTACATATTGTCCTGAACATTTACATCTTTATCATCTACTTTGTAAATGGGAAGCCGAACAAGATAAAGAAGATGAATTAAAACCATCTTATTTCAAAGACAAAGTAAACAAAGGTGTGAGTTTAGTTACAGTACCTGTAACTACTATGGCTGGAACTACTTCCACACTTCCTGAACTTGTACAAAAATATGAGCCGTTTTTTCAAGAGATAGAAAAAGATTCTAATAAAACAAAAGGAATTAATGTTTGGCATGTTCCTAATCCAGAAACTGGTTTGAATGATATTACCATGATACAGTTTGATATGAGAATGTTTCAAAAAGAAGAAGTTCAGCAACAAATTGCTGCTCAACAAGCATTTCAAACTGTTCTAAACCAACAGGCTCAAGTTCTGAACCCATCTACCACAGTTCAAGCGGTTGTACCGCCAATTGCAGAGGTGGTTCAATAATGGGATTATTTTCTACAACACCAGCAAGCAACAATTCATCTTTCAGTTTAGGAGCACCCGCAATGAATACAGCACCTCCTATGCAAAATCAATATCAAAATTCTTACGGTGCATCTCCCTTAGCCGCTGGTATATTAGGTGGTGCTGGTGTATCCCCGCAGCAGTACGGAATGCCCGTTGCTCCCCCTTCAGAAACTGAAGTTTTAGCAGCAATGTTAACAACTTTACAACCGATAGATAGATTTATTGTGAGTCAAAATATGCCCGTCTTTATAGAAATGTTATCTAACATAACTACTTTTTCTCTTCTGAATGTATTAAAGAATGCTACTTTTAAAGTAGATGACGAAGGTAATATGACATTAGATGTTTTATCTTTACCTAGTGATTTACAAACGTTAAGTGCAGAAAATATTGTTGCACAATTAAATAGTTTACAAAATACATCTATGCAATCGATTCAATCTGCTGAACAACAAAGAATGCAGATAAAAGCGATGGCTGACCAATCAATGTTACAAGGAGCACTTGGAGCAGCAATGCAACCCGGTGTTATGGAAAATGTTGGACAGGCTGCTGGTGGATTTTTCAATAGAGCACTATTTGGAGGTGCAATAAAATGATGAATGGAGGAAGTATAACACCTAAGCCAGTTGCCGATATGACGTTACAATTTTTCAATCCTAGACATAGTACGATTGTGGATATGATTATGATACAATTAATTGCAGCCATAATTACTAGTTTAGTTATTTTAATATACAAAGGAAATGAAATTTCACAAAACGACGCTTCACTCTTCTTAGTTGGTATTTTTGGTTCTTTCATATTATTAACTACAGTATATTCACGTATAACGAGATGATGATAGTCTCTTTTTTTAACAAACTTAATTTGCTACGCATGTAGTGGACACGTCGTGGCCGAGCGTGAGCAAGTAACAAAAAGGTCTTGTGCCTTCTGTCAACACCCGGATAGGAATGATTTAGAAGACATGATTAGAAATGGAGAAACATCCATAAAAACTCTTGATAAAGACATGGGCTGGAGAGCAAATACAGCAGACCGTCATTACAGAAATCATATGGGAGAATACCACATGGCTGCTAATCCTAGTTGTGTTTTATGTACACATCCAGAAAGAGCAGAATTTGAAAATAGATATTTTACAGATGGTTCTCAATCAGATGTTATAGCCAAAGAATTAGATATTGCAGAAAATACTGTTTACCACCATATGAAAAATCATTTTCAACCACTAGTCCAAAGGTCTGCTGCAACTGAAGTTGTGGTGAAAGTAGGACACGAAGTCAATGTGTTGAGAAACAATGTAGAAAAACTAAATGGTAGACTACATGAATTTTTAGATGAATCAACAGGGTATGAAGATGGTTTTGTTAGAGATGCAGTTACATTACACAAAGAAGTTAGAGAAAGTATAAAAGATTTAGTTAAGTTTAACGAAGCATGGGGTACTACAGCAGAAGGTACTCAAGTTAATCAAACAATCAATATATTGAAAGTAGAATTAGCAAAAGAAAGTCCCGATACTTGGAAACGTATCAAGGCTGAATTATTACAAAACGGAGAGATTGAAGTTGAATAACCAATTAGTTTCCGTTAGTGATTTAATGCAAATTACTCATCCGGGTCATAGATTATTCATTAATAACGAACACATTAAAGACAATGAATTACCTATGTTTTTAGATTATTGTGTTGTTGTTTATGGAAGATTTAAACATTATGCTGAGAATAATAATAATTTACGCATTTCCGATAAAAGTCTATTGGACATAATAGATAATTTAAAAGTGCTTAGAGATACTGATGAGCCTTCCGAAGTTCATATATTAAGAGAATCTTTGAAAGGTAATTTAGAAGAATTTAATAGAGTTTGTAAATCGATGAGTAATTGTTTTTCTTCACCACTTGTAGTTAAATCATTTTATGAAGCAATGTCTGAAAGAATGGCAACACAAATATCACATTATGCGGGGATTAATTATTATGAGTAAAATATTTGTAAAATCCAGTAGCGGTATCATGGGTGGTAGTGATACTAGAATTTACAATCCTAGAAGTGAATCATCACATATGTATCGTAACAATCACGAAGATGATACATATGGACCAGAAGATGCAAGAGTTCGTGACGAAAAATATGAGAAAAAATTATTACGAAGAGAAAAGGATGAGAAAAATCGTAAAAATGTCAAACATTTAAAAATAAAGTTAGGTGATTTAGATGGGTTTGAGGACGATAAAGAAGAAGCGGAAGAAGGTGATAAATTTGATACTGACCGTGAATTAAGTGCTAAAACTGGCCCTGCTGGAAATATGGGATTCTTAACAAGTTTAGCAGCACAAGCAAAAGGTCCGGGTGCGGCTGGAGGAAATGCTTTTGCTATGGGCGAGCCAATGGAAATAGCATATCAATTACTAAAAGCAAAAAAAGTAAGTGAAAAAACAAAAAAGAAGAAAAGAGAAGAAAGAAGAACTAAAGAAAAGAGACAACAATGGAGACCTTCTACTGGACAATTTAAAACACCACCGGGCGGTTCTTTAGGACCAAAAGGTGCTACTAATAGAAGGTCGAAAGGGCAAATGCGTTCTGTGAAAAGAGGTAGAAAATCCGGTTTGATGAATGCTCATTTGGCTGTTGAGATGGAACATCGTGGTGTTTCTACTAATCAACCGAAATCAAAAGATGTGCCAAAATATAAAGAATTTTTAGGACAACAAGAGAGTAGAAAAAGAATGGGTAATGTACGTTCTCCTACTTCACAACAATCAAGAAGTGGTGCTCGTAGTTACTATGCTGGAAAAACAGGTGGAGGTAGATTACAGGGAATGGGTTTTCCTAAACCTCGTTTGAAACCACATCGTTTACCACCAATTACACCTCCTTCTCAACTTAAAGTCCCACATTTAAATCAACCACAAATGTCTGGTCCGGGTGCTACTGGATATATGCCAATGCAAACACCTACACCGTCACCACCTATGCCTATGGATGCAGTTTCACAACCTTCGATGATAATGGCAAAAGGTCTTCGGTCTACTGATATTTTAGAATTACGTCAATTAATAATACAAGCAAAAAGGGCTTTAAAAAATGCAGAAAACAAAAAGAAAAGCACAGGTAATGCAGAAACAATCGATACTGACCAAACACCAACAGGTCAGACAACGAAACCTCAAGGTGGTACTGAAGACCATCGAATGGAAAATATAGGAGGGGTGAAAGGTCTTAGGGGTAATACGCAATGAGACCTATATTCTCCGAAGGTACATATTATCCTACTTATATCATAGGTGAACCTATACAGAAAGGTAATGGTGTACATTTAGTACATAATGGTAGAAATACTGAACATAGGTGGTATCCAGAAGAAGCCTTGAATGACAATCCTGATATTAATGATGGTATGGATGCACCACCTTTTGCACATTCTGGTCATGTAGACCATAAACACTCTGGACACTCAGGTGTTGGTAATTTATATGATATGGAGATGAAACCCGGCACATTTGGTGGTCTTATGTGGGATGATGGAAATGGAGTGCATTTTCATGGTGTTGATGCAATTATTAATCAAATTGGATTACATTTACAAAAAATGGCTAAACTTTTTCCCGGTGCAGGGTTTAATCCAATGGATGCCGAGAAAATAGTGCAAGATGGTATAGACTTAGATAATGGAAGAAATGGTTGGGATTTACCAAACACTAAAAGTAAAGAATGGCGAAAAAATGTTACAGGACATTATGATAAAGACGATGATAGAGGTAATCGAGCACAAGACGGTAGATTAGTAACTAGCACTACTAACATGCATGGTAAAAAACATGCTTTTGGCACTTATCTTGAATCGTTGAGTAATCCAATGTATCGTGGTCTTAGAGATATATTGAAACAATATCATATGGAATTAGGTAGTAGTCCTACACATGCAGAAGCAAATACTAGAAATTTAAGATTTTTAAAAGTCCCACATATAACTGCTGAAACAAGTACATATGCTAAAACAGCAGATGGTAGGCTGAAGCCTAGAGCAATACAGACTGCTAGAGATAGAGATAGTCATCGACAAGGGGAAGAAAAAACCCCTCTTGACACATTTGCACGAAAACAATTCAAAGATATAACTAATGACACTGCTACATTGAAAAATGTAACATCATACGGTATAGTACCTGAATTGGCTAATGATTATTTTTTACGTAAAAAGAAACCACAGTATGGTAGAGGTGGTAGAAAACCACATGGTGAAGATGATTCTAACCTTTCAATAGGTAAAGCGAAAGAAGGTATAAACAGAATATTACATCCTGAACATCAAAAAACACCTGATGAGAATCATGAATCTCATGAAGGTGAAATAAAAAATATAGATTTAAATGACCCTCGATGGAATAGTGTAATGTGGACGGATTTAAAAACTGGTAAAACACATCCTATAAGTGAAATTTTTAAAACAAATAATAGAGCACCCGCAGAAGGAAGGAATACACAATTATTTGATGATTTTATACACGATATGGCTATGTATCCATTTTTTGAAAAAATGTTTGGTGACAATACAGATACTAACATAAGAGTGAAAGAAGATGGTACTGTAACAGGTTCTTTACATAAAAAACTAGATAGATATTACGAAAATAAATATCAGGGCGGTCATCAAAAACAAAATGGAGATACACTATCTCATAAAGATTTACAAAGCATAATGTCTCATAGTGATGCACATTCTACTAAAATAAAAGGGAAAACTGGTGGTGGTGATGCATTACATAGTAAAGCAGTTACGAATTATGCTACCATATTGAGTTCTGGATTAAATGCTAATCGTAAACCCGGTGGACCTACTTCTATACATGCGTTAGACATGTTAAATGACCAAGAATTACAGGTTGCAGGTTTCAAACCCGGCGATTTAAGTGGTCATGAAAATATTCCACAAATAAGAAAAATCGCAGATACACTTTCTACTATGATGTTGGAAAGTCACGGTTTGGCAAAACATACTGCTTATCCTGCAAGTATCATGAATTTATTTGAAAGAAATGAAGGTAATCAAGTTAATAATCTAAGAGCACAAGGTCATGATGTTGAGACTATTCCTGAACATGCACAGAAAAATTTTGTTGGGCCAGTTCCTAAGATAGCATCAGGACTTTCACGGCCTACTGCCGGACCACCTGTCGTAACTCCACCTCCACCTCCACCTCCACCTCCACCTGTCGTAACTCCACCTTCACCTTCACCTGTTGCACCTCCGGGCGGTATTTCGGGTCGACCGCCTGTTTTACCTAGTAATCAAATGACTTTGGATGATTTTCCTAGTCAACCACCTATCAAAGCACCTACTGCTCAAATAATAGCAAATAATAAAGTAGGTGTAACACCTAGTTTACCACCTCCTAATTTCCGTTCTTTACTCCCCGGTCCTGTAGCAGCACGACAACAAGCATCTCAAACACCCGAAGGTACAGAACAAGCCATGAGAGATATTGCTCAAAATCCAAGATTAAGAATTACTGAAGAACAAAGACAGAGAGCACAAAGTGCCTTTGCAGACCCTCAACAATCATTACTTACTGACTTTCAAAAAGCCGAGCAGAGACTGATTAAAATGATGGAAAGATTACAAATTAACGATGCTATGAGTGATTCAACAATTATGAAACACGTACCTAATGGTAAATTAAATTCATCATCCATGGAAGATGTCAAATTCTTAGCAAAGTCTTTGAATATAACTAATAATGATATTCGTGCAATATTACATTCTAAAGGCGATTGGGAAAGAATTAACAAAACTTATGGTTATAATGATGATATAGTAAAGGTAGTTAAAGTGACGTTTAGAGGTGATTAAATGAGTGATAAAGTGTTAGTTAGAAAACAAAATGAGACACCCCCGCCGGATGCATTTATTAATCCAGAAAATAGAGGTCAAGGTAATACAGTGGGTTTGTCCGGTGGCGGTCAAGGTGCATTTCTCAATGTAGACCCTAAAAGACCTGACCTTAGTGATAAAAATAGGTATAATGCAGTACAAAGATATGGTGGTGCTGCTTTAAGGGGAGCACTTGCTGGTTTATCAGGTATATCTGCATTAAGTAGATTTTCAGGTAGTGATGAAGATGCAGTATCTGCTGCTGGTAATTTAGCCCAAGATGCTTACACAACATATGGAACTACAGCCGGGGCGGAAAGAGCAATACTCGGTAGAGGGAAAGAACCTGAACCTGAACCTGAACCTGAACCTACCTTTGATAATAAATTAATGGGTCGAGACAAACCGATTACTAGTCACATTCCTTCTGCTCCAGATTTACAAGCACAAAACAACGCAAATATACAAGCACAAAACAACGTAAATACGAACCAAAAAGCGGGTTCTACTGTAGTCGGGGTTGAGGACAATCCCCAAAAAATTCTTGATAGTATTGACACGGAAGAAATGGAACGAAGGAAAGCACTTATAGGCCCACAGTGATTGATATGATTGAAGATAATGAAGACATGAAATCATTCATTGTTGAAATGGATAGAAAAATGGCTAAGAAGTCATTTCATTATTTTTTTACAGAATGTTTAAATTTTCTTTACAATCATCACCATAAATCATGGGAAGAAGGTTTAACTGAACATTCTTATTATTGTGTTAAAGCATCACGTGACCACGGTAAATCTGTTTTTTTCATGTCTTATGCATTATGGTTAGCAGCATTCAACAAAAAAACACACATCATGATATTCTCCCATTCTCTTGAACAGACACTTGAACACATGAGATTTATGAGAAATTTGATTGACAATACACCAGCATTACATCATTTAAAACCAGCCGGAAAACAACCGTGGGCTAAATCTTACTTCGAGTTTACAAATGGTAGTCGTTTGATGGCAAAATCGGTTGGTGGGGCTACTCGTGGTTTCCACCCTGATGTTGTTGTATGTGATGATATTCTTTGGGGTACTAGTGGAACTGAACTTCAAAGAACCGCAGATTGGTTTTATGGTGTTCTCTTACCTGTTCTTCACCATAGTAGTAAACTTATGATGGTTGGAACACCTTTTAGTTACAATGACTTATATGCTGAATTGGAACAAAAAGAGACATTTAGAGTAGAAACATACCCTGCAATTAATGCAGAAGGTATTGCTCTTTGGCCCGAAAGGTGGAATTTAGAAATGTTAGACCAAAGGAGATTATCTATGCCCGCTATACAATTTTCTCGTGAGTATCTATGTGAACCGATTCATGATGTGGCAAGTATGTTCCCCGGTCCATTATTAGAACAATGTAGAGATACTAATTTAGTTTTGTTAGATAGGGCTGAAACTAATTACAATGAAGAAGGGGAAGCCGATGGTGTCTTTGGTCAACACTTCATAGGTCATGACCCTGCTATATCTTCTGACAAGAATGCCGACTTTACAGCAATGACAGTATTGAGGCAAAAGCCGGGAGAGCCTTTCAAAGAAATTATTCATGTTGTGCATGAAAGAGGTATGAGTACAATGGCTCAAAAAAGAATGATGGTTATGTTAAATAGTCGTTTTAGTCCTGATTTGATTGAACTTGAAGGTAACAACTTCCAAAGAATGCTTGAAGCCGAAATGAGAGAAATGGCAGCAGATATGCCTATTCGAGTTTTTATGACTACAAGAACAAGAAAAGAATCTTTATTCATGAGTCTTCTTCTTGCTTTTGAACAAGGCCATATTAAATTACCATACGGTGATGAAAGAAGTAGAGTCTATACTCATAAAGTAGAGCAAGAATTAAATCGTTTTGGTATGCAAAAAAATGGTAAGTTAGAAAGTGTTGGCACACACGATGACTTAGCAATGAGCCTTGCTTTGGCTAATTGGGCTACAAAAGAATTTAAGGGTAGTGTTATGCTACTTGATGATGTAATGCCAGCGTTTGACTCTTGGTTTGACGGTGGCGGTAAGAAAAACGATTGGGTGATACCGTGAATGAAACGAAAATAGAAGAAGAAAATATGAATAGAAGTGGATGGTGCTAAAGTGCAATTGTTTGCAGATAATGGCGAAGGTTGGTTTGAAACTAATTTAGGGTGTACAGCATCTGAATTTGTTGATAAATTAAGAAAAGCAAGAAGATATAATAAAGATTCTAAAAGTGAAATAGACGGTATGATAGAAGACGTTATCACTTTAAAATCATTAGAAGTTAAAAGTACATTAAAATCTGTATCTTGGTGTAATGATTATACGGGTATTATACAAAATTTCGGTTTGAGTGATAGAGATTTAAAATCACTTAGAAAATTTGGTGAAATGAGAAAAGCAAGTTTAGTTCGTGCTTGCAATCAATGGCAAGAAGCAGATGTTTTACTTTCTAAATTAGATGAACACGCAGATGTTTGGGGTAAAGAAGAAGAAATGGCTTGGGTGCAAGCAATGAATGTTAGGAAAGATGCTAAAAAATTATGGAAGACAACTCTTCACCAAATTGATAAATTAACAGAAAAAGAAACTGATGCTTTAGTTAAGAGTTCAGAATTACTTACACAAAGAGGCCCAATGTCTGGAAGAGGTCTTTTTGAAAATTTGTCTGATAATAAAGTGTTACATAAAAGTATGACACCTATGAAACTATCAAAATTAATTAGTGTTTACGGTGAAGAATTAGATATCATAGGTGGTGCTACAAGAGGTACATTTGTCAAAATGGATAAATCAGGTCTGATACTAAAAGACCCTTATGCCTATGCTGCTGGTTTTCTTGATGCTGATGGTTATATTTCTATAACTAAAAGGGGAGAACCAAGAGCAGGGTTTGTTGCTACAGGTGTAAGAGGTAAAATTCATTGTGAACAATTACAAAAAACACTAGGTTGTGGTGTATTACAACTAGACCAAAAAATTTACAAAGATAGTCAAAGAAGTCAACATCGTTTACAATTTTATTCAAAAGCGGATATTCGTAAATTATTAACTCACATCTTACCACATCTTCAAATGAAAGATTTACAAGCCAAAGCGGTACTTGCATTCATAGATGAAACCGACAATGTTAGAAAAGATGAATTGCAAAAATTAGTTAAATATAGCAATTGGAGTGATGATACAACTAAGGCAAGTGGTCTTTTAACAGAATGGGGTGTCGCTTCTGATGATATCGCCAAGTGGAAGGAGGGATTGTAATGGCTGAAGAACAAGGAAGACTTGGTAGATTTTTAGAAAATATTAGAAGTCCATTCCGTAGGAGAACAACACCTCAACCTCAAATGCCGTTGTATACTACAGGTATTCAAGAACCTGTTTTAGCACAAGGTATCACAATACCTGCACTTTTTGCGGTTTCTCACGAAAACTTAATCCTTCGTACAGTCATAAGTAAATTAGGTCAAGAAATTTTCAGAAGAGGATATTATTGGGAAAAAAAATTTCAATTTAAATGTTCACAATGCGATGAAGAATATAAACAAGAAGTCGAACAATGCAAATCTTGTGGCGGGCAAGTTTTACCACCAAATCCTGATGAAGCGATTTATCCTAAATGGTTGTTAAAACAAACAAACAGTATGGAACAATCTTTTGTGCAAATCTTGCATGAAATTGAACGAGATTTAAATATCGTTGATGATGCTTTCTTAATACTCATAAAAGAATACTATGTTGACCCTGAAACATCTGAAATAGGTTTTTATAGAGTTAAAGAAATTATGAGGGGCGACCCGATATTCATGAGAATTGTTGCAGATAAGAGAGGTGTCCGTGGTGGAAGATACAAAGTATGTCCGTTACATAGAGACCAAATATCATATCCGGGTGAAGACTCACCTTGTACTGTATGTGGTAATCCTAAACAAGATGCTCATTATGTTAATATGGCTGGAAGTGGAAAAACCCAATATTATTTAGAGGGAGAAGTTATTCATATTAGTAAATATAATCCAAGTAAATTGTATGGTCGTAGTCCAGTTAATACGTTATGGAGACAAGCAATGACTCTTACGGCAATGGATAATTATATGTATACAGCATATCAAAAGAGAAGAAGTCCAAAAGGTATAATTTCTGTAACTACTGATAATCTTGAATCTATGAAATCTTTCTGGAAAACAGTCGATGAGAAAATGGAAAGAGACCCACATTACATACCTAAAGTTGGTATTGAAAGTCAAACTGGTAGAGGTGGTGTACAATGGGTGAAATTTATGGACACACTTGAAGAAATGCAGTATATCGGAGTGAGAGATGAAATACGAAATCGTATTGCTGCATTTTTCGGTGTAAGTAGTATTTTTATGATAGATAATGGTAAAAGCGGTGGTCTGAATAATGAAGGTATGCAAATACTTGTAACTAATCGAGCAGTTGAATTTGGTCAAAAAGTATACACGGATGTATTATTTCCTAGAATGTTGCAACAAATGGATGTTAAAGATTGGAAATTAACATTATATCCAAATGAAGAAGAAGATGAAATTACTAGACTCAGAAGAGATGAAATGGAAGTTAATCTTGCTCAAAGAATGATTCAATTAGGTTATCAACCTGAAATGATGGAAGACGGTGATAGAGATATTAGATTTACTTACAAAAAAATACCACCACCACAACCGGGTAATCCCGCAATGCCGCCTCCACCGGGCGGTATGCCACCTCCACCGGGCGGTATGCCACCTCCACCGGGAGCAGGAATGGGTGGTATGATAGTCCCTCCATCACAACCCGGAGGTGAAGGTGTTGGATTGAGAACTCCAAGTGGTCCAGCAAGACCTCAAGCAAGAACTAGTGGTGGCATCGGTTCTCCCATATCTAGTGTACAACAAAGAGGCCCACAACCTACTCTTGCTGAGAAGAATCAGAAGGGTTTACAGGATTCTAGGCGAATCAAAGGTGCTTAGTTAAAATAACAGGTATACACTCGACGTGCATAGGTGAGACAAGTGGACTTACAAAAAATGGATTCAATGGTTAGAAAAATGGGAGTGCATCAGCAAGCATTTTCCAGTGCAGTAGAAGATGGGGATGAGGTTCAAGCAAGAGCACATTTATCAGAAATTATCAAATTTGCAAACTTTTTAGATAATGATTTAACAGATATAGTTAGAAAAAGTGAAAATTTAACTGACTTAAGTGGAGTATCCCAATTTGCTGGTGGTGTTCCACTTGCTAAATTTAATGAAACAGGTAGTAAATTCGATGCTTCACAACGTAGTGATGTTTTGAAAGGATTCATGCCACCTGCTCGTACACACGGTGCTATAAGAAAAGTCACAGGAACATTTGGTCGCCGAGTATAGATAGGTGATTAAATGACAAGTGAAGATGTTACTGAAAAATTGATGAATACTCTCATTACAAAAATGGAGTCAATGGATAACGAAATTATCACTTTGAGAAAAATGATTAATTCTCCACAAGCGATATTGAAAAGAGCAGGTTTCGTACCAGTACGTACACCTTTTTCTGAAGATGTTGAAACTGACGCTTTTAGGTCAGACACTTTTACTAAATCCGATATTCCTGAATCTGCTAACCCTGATAAATACTCAAATGAAGAAATTCATGACATGACATGGAATGATATACATGAAATGGCAGAACAACATAGAGAAGTAAAGGAGTTGTATTAATGAAACCTCGATATGAACCAGTAGCAAAAGAAGTAAAAGACATGATGACTAAAGCGGAACTTTTGGTTGAAAGATTAGATGTTTTAGAAAAAGCGGAAAAATGCCCTACATGTGGAATGATGAAAGCACATTGTTTACAAAAAACTGGTTGTGGAGTAAAAAAATACGGTGATATGAAAAAAGGCGTTGTTCATTTAGAAACATCTCATTCTACTCAACCTATGGGTCAAGAATTTCACATAGTTTCCGGTGAATCTGCAAGAAATGCATTCTATGGAACAAACAATGCTCTTTTAGATTCTGAAGTTGTAAAAAATTCAGGTACAATAAACGAAACACCTAACCTTGAAACTTTGAATAAAAAACTTAATCCTCATGACTTGAACATCAAATTAGATGATATGGGTGGAAAATCTCCTACTGGCTCTGATTTGGAGTGAATTACATGACTAAAGTTAAAATTATGAATAAAGCAATCCCTATTCATAATTGCGAAACTTGTGGTGGGAATGTTACTATTGGTTGTCAAAAACATGAAGATATGCCTTTTTACACATGCCCCGACAATAAACAATGGGGTTAAGGAGATGGTTTTGTGCAAGAAGATGATATTAGCATTTACTTGAGACACAGGAACGATTTTTTAAAAACGGTTTTAGAATCAAAAAATTACGAAGAAGAGTTATCTTCTTTATCTAAGAGTATTCTAAATCTTCAACATAAAAACATCTCTTTTATAAAATCATGGGCCGATGAATATTGTTTTGAATTAACAAGTGAAATGAGACCTGATTATATCATTAAAGAAAAAGTAAATCTTAAAAATATACCACTTGATAATATTAGTATCAAAGATTTGGTAAATAATAATCCTAATCTTTCTAATCAAGAAATACTTGAAAAACTAAAAGAAATGAGAAGACAGCAAAAACCTTCATATAAAAAAAAATTTGATGATGATGATATTTTAACTCGTATTAATAACATAAGATATAAAAAATCAAATTTAAATTTAACACAGTGGTTAGAAGAAGGTAACGAAGCACCTACTGAAAGAGTTCTTGCAGAGAAAGAAAGAGAGCAATATTTTGGTAGAGATAGAGGTAATGTAAAAGGTAGACAGTCTGCTGCCGATGAAACAAACTTTAGTAATCAAAACGAATATTTACCAAATGAAAGTCGAAGTTTGTTTGAAAGTGCATCTTTATGGCCTACTACAAAGTCTGGTGCAAGTCATTTATTTGATAATAATCATCCTATGATGGAACAAAATGCAATTAATGGGTTGCCTAGACATTTAGATACTTCTATTAGATATGTTTTATCCGGTGAAGCAAACAAAGTAAGAAAAGCAAAACTGGAACATTTTGAACATCATAAGAAAAACAATCATCCAACAGTGAGTGGTCTGATTAAACCTACTGGTATAGGTACACTGATAAAAGATATAAATACAGAAAACAATGATGGGCAAATAGAAGAAAAAAGTAAAGAAAAGTATCATCCATTTATTGGTGAAAGTAACCAAATTGGTGAAATGGCTGGTAGTGATTTACATGCAAAATCTTTACAAAAATTCAAATTAGATAATGCCGATATGCAATTTAATGGAAAAGATTATGATAATTTATTTGAGGGAACAAAGAAAATAAATGAAATGAATAATGATGAAATATTTAATTTACATCTTATGGATTGGGCTGAAAAATCCAGAAGTAAAGATTATATTAAAAATGATAAAACATATAGACAACATTTGGCTTCTCAAGGTTTAAATGAAAACCAAATTAATCAACGGGCAGAAAATGAAATTAGAAGTATGACAGCGGCCACAGGTGATTGGCCTGATGATGTTAAAGAACAGACCAGTTTAGTTCAAAAACGACTTGATGAACTTCACGGTGATAATCATTATCACGGAGTTGGTTTTCTTACACATGCATTAGGTATTGAATTTTTATCTCCACAAGATAGAACTAAAGTTTTGAATCATTTGATGGAACATGGTAGTGATAATGCGGATAATCAAACTATACAACTTTCTGATGGTAAATTAAATATGAGTTATTTGAAAACTCAAATGTTGAGTCGCGTTTTACCATTATTGACTCATTCACAAAGAGCACCGAATTTCTCAGGTCCTAACCTTGATGCTAGTTTTGAAAATGAGGCTCTATCTAATGTGTCTGATAAAGATACTGCAAATATAAATTATCTTCTCGATAGTTTGTCTTTTTCCCATAGTGATAGTCGTCATCCTAATTATGAGGAATATGATAAAGGTAAGATGTCAGATTATTTGATGGATAAATTAGGTCACGATATTTGCCAAGAAGATGCTGAAAATGCACTTACAGGAGATTACAATCTTTCATTGAGCGATTTATTAAATTATCATAATATAAATGAATATAATAAAAATGGTAAAATAACAAAATTTATCACTCAAGATAGTTTTAATCGAAAAAATAAAAATGGTATAAACGCAAATGGTGAAAATTGGCAACAAGCATCTTTGAGACAAAAAAGAAACGCTGTTGAAAATGGTGCTATAAAATGGCCTTCTTTGGCTTCAAAGGGTATTGATTTTGGTAATTTAAACAAAAAACAAATAAAAGAAATTTTAGATTGGGCAGGACATTATAGAAAATTAGATAAAACGCCAGCCGAATTGACTACAAGTGAAAAAGGAGGTAAAGCCTCACCTTTATGGTCAGCATTTACAGATTGGGCTAATGCAATTAAAGCACCACATAAAAATCTTAATGACAATGCACATGCAGAAGAAGTGAAAGAAAGGGCTGTAAATAAATGGAAATGGGACGATTTAGTTAAATTTGTTGGATATAATCAAAGTGTTGACGACAATGGAAATACTATTTTTACTGATAGGAAAAAACACGATTTGTTGTCTTTGCGAAAAGAACCATATTTTACTAAAAAAGAAATGCAAGCAGTTAAAGAACATTATGACCATAGTAGAGGTTTATCTAAACAAGCCAAAAACATTAGAAATACTTTAAAACCTTTTAAAATAGGTACTAATGGAATTAAAAGGAAAAATTTACCTAAATCTGAAGACGGATTTATGGAATATGGAGCAGATAAAGGATTTTTAGTAAATGAAAAAGATAATACTAAACTTGAAGGTTTAGGTAGAATGTTTCATGATGTTTATAATAGACGTGGTGGGCATGGTATATCTGATACTCATTTACTATCTATGTTACATGACCATCATGCACATGAAATAAAAAAAGATAATCAAGGAAATGTAATTAGTTCAAAATCTATTTTTGGAGAAAAAAAATTGCAATCTTTAGATGCAATCAACCAATTGGGCCGAAATAGAGAATTTACAAATGCTTTATCACCTTTAATCCCGAATGATAAGATTATGGGTTTAATCAATTTTTTACTACCAAGTAATCTTCCAGCAGGAGTAAAAAGACAAAGCCTCGTAAAAGATATAATGAGTCCTTACGGTACAAGTAGTGTTAGAACTCAAAAAGATAAAGACGGTAATGTTACTTTTTCACCGGGTTTAACTGATAAAAATATTGAAGACCATATATCGGTTAGACATCCTGATGTGGTTAATGAAGGTAGACTAAAAGAAAAATTTAGTGATGTAGATAACGGTGATGCGTATTATACAAACGTGTATGGTAAAAATCCATCTGTTTTACATAATCCTTATGTTACTAGCAATCAAACTGGTTCAACTATTTCAGATGGTAAAATAAACAATTTAACAAAAACAAAACATTTTTTGGCTATGAGTCATGCAATGTCACATCAAAGTCAAGGAACTGTTACAGATAAAAGACAAAGTAAAGATATTGGTGATTTTTGGGGTTACGATTTCGGCACACACCCTGATGGAAAACCAAATATGTTTCTTAAAAGTAAAGATGTTTTAAGTCCTGAAAATATTCAAAATTTGAAAATAAATTCTGATATTGATGATTCGTTATTAAGAGAATTATTTGCTTTATCGACTAAAGTTGGAAAGAAAGAATTTGCGAATAGGATGCATGATTTTACACAATCGGCAATAGGTAATCAAGAAAAACAACAAGGTACTATTGACGATATTAGTGCTTTTTTAGAAAAATTAAAAGTAGAAAAATTAGATTTAGAAACTAGAAGAGATTCAAAAGGTTTAGGGTATAAAGTAACTGATGCTACCACTAATGTAAGTAATGTAGATTACTATAAACCGTTAAATGTTGTTGAAAAAAATAGATTAAAAGAATTAGATGGAGAAATAAATCATGTGCAAAATCAAATAAATCAAATAGAAGATAAACATTATTCTGATAGTTTTAGAGCAGAACAAACTCGTTTTAATCATGAAGAAGAAGGTCGAACGAGAGACGAACATGCTAAATTAGATTTTGCAAAAGAACATCTATTACCTAAAGTTCTTGAAAAATTTCCTGATGCTTTCAATGCAGAGGTAGTTGGAGCACACCAAGTTAAAATTAACATGGCTCAATTATTACATGATGCAGAAGTTGGACTGTTAACTGTACCCCATGAAGTGCATAATTTGAAAAGTTATGGTAGTAAAATAGGTGAAAGTACATCGCAGACAATACAACAACTTAGTAAAACGGGTGAAGGTCATCATGGCGATATACAAAAAATAATGAGTCAACATGGAGTTGGTTTGAATGATTTTGGTGAAGATGAACATGGCAATTCTAATTTAACTGCACAGAATTTAGTAGAAAAACTTGGTTTAGAACTCAATCCAAAAAACTTAATGTATGCTCAAGAATTAATAAAAAGTCATATTAGTAAAAACAATAAAGTTATGACTTTAGGACAGTTACTTGCCAAGCATCCAAATCTTTCAAAAATACCTAAATTAGATGAAAATGGAAAACAAATGATGGATGAAAATGGGAAACAAATCTATGAAGATGTTTGGAGTAACACTAATAATTCTAAAGAACGTCAAGAACTACTTGCAAATCATTATAGAAAAGCATCGCAAGCCGTACCGCCTACTACATATCAAATACATCAAAGAGATGAATTTGGTAATTTAGTAACGGATGAAAACGGCGAAAAGATTTATGTTGATAAACTTAGAGAATTATCAAGAGGTAAATTAGCAACAGGCGGCTCTTTTGATTTACATCCAAATCCTAAAAAACTAAGGAATGAACATTATAAAACTCATCCAATATACAATCAAATAAGAAAATTACACAGAAAAATGGATATTTCTCCAAAGAGTGCACAATTTGGTACATTGAAAGATGATTATGGTTTAGTGTATGAAAAGAATGGTGAAATAGGAAGTGGGATGGATGTAGGTAAAAAACAACATAAAGACAATTTACATAACATGTTAGACAGTGTTATAGTTTATGATGGTGATTATGATGAAAAACTAGCCAACCCAACTGATGAAAAAACAATAACTAGACCAAGTTTTACACAAGGTGAAGTAGAAATTCATCCACATCATGAACAGAAAGGCAGAACTGTTTCAACTGTATATAGTGGTGGTGGTATTGTAGGAAAAGTAAGTAAAATTAAAGATGCACAAGCAAACTTCGCATTTGAGTTTTCTAAAGAAGGTAACATGGAAATAGGTGATTACGCGACAAGACGTGCTTTTGCTCCACCACCTGCTACTGTTTATCCATATGTATTAGGTGAAGAACAACATCAATTTAATACAAATGTTGTTTTAGGCGACCAAACATCTTCACAAGTGCATGAAAATCCTTATACGACATCTGAAACTGATGACCCTATGTATAGTGATGCAACATTAATGGCTAAAGCACAATTACCTGTAGAAATGCCTTTAATAGAACCTTTACATAAAATATTCAAAGTATCAGATATTGAGCAATTAAGAGGTTTCACTGGTGAATGGGTGGTTTCTATACAAGAAGATGGTAAAAGATTGAAAGTAAAAAGAGCAGGAAATAGAATTACTTTAAGTGATGAAAACGCACAAAGGGTGGATAGTTATAGTGAGATAGATAAATATTTTAGGAAAATAACAAATAAAAACTATGTTATAGACGCTGTTATGAATAGTGAAGGTATTTTTATTAACGATGTAATGCATTATGATGGTACAGATGTAACTGATTTAGATACTAGAGATAGAATGAAATTACTTAGAGGTCAATTTGAAAGTCATAATTTTATTAATGTACTTGGTCCTTCCACTTTAAAAATTACAGATGAAGAAGGGCTTGAAAATGCAGTTCAAGATTTATTATCAGATAACAAAGATAAAAGAATATTATTAAGAGATGCTAAATCTACTTACATGAAAGGAGAAGAAAAACATCCTAAATGGATTATGATGACTAAATCTTATGATGATTATCATATTCCTTTTGGTATGGAAATTGAAAATAATCATTTTATATTACATTTTACTGATGATATTGTAAAATATGAAATTTTAGATGATGGTGTGTTGATAGACGTTTTAAATCCTAAAAGTACACTAGGTTCATTATACGAAGATGATTATCCTATAACTTTAGCCAAAAGTTTGGAGAGTTATTGGCAACCTGCATTTCAACAGATGTGGAAAGCAGAAAAAAAGAAACGTCCTATATCTCAAGTGAATATGGACATGCCGAGTAAACCTAATGATGAAAAAGTTGAAGTTGAAAGTGCAGGTATTATTGATGCTGATGATGAATCCAGAATAATGAAACCAAAAAGAGAACAGATGTTGAAGACATTAGAGTTGATAGCAAGAGCGTTAGATGTTTTAGAAAAAGGACATAGTAATATGGCTGGTAGAGGACTAGGAATTGATGTAGGTGCACAGATAGAAAGTCCTCGTGGACCTACTCGTTTAACTTCTGAACAAAGTATGCCTGATTGGGATATGAAGGAAAGACCTACCGAAGATATGGAAAAACCTGAAAAATATCCCGGTAGAGATAAAAAAATGAAGATTTCCGAAGAAAATGATAAAGAAATAGAAGAAGATTTAGACACTTACTGAACCGTTTCATATAAGTAACATAACAAGCCAAACAGGAATTAGTGTGCAGCCGAGACTACAGTACAAACCTTCTGATGAACCTATCAGTTTGCTTAAAGCAGGGAATGAACTTGTCGTCGCTGGATACGCTAGTGTTGAACTAGTAGACAAACAAGGCGATTTAATAACACAAGGGGCATTAAAAGATGGATTTAGAAAATTTATGCAAAATCCATCCTATAGGAATGTGCAGTTGGCACACTCCAATATACAAGTCGGAGATGTAGTTCCAAATTATACGGATAGCGAAGGGAGGTTGTGGAAAAGCGAAGTGGATGATGTCGGAATGTTTGTAGTAATAAAACTACGTGACGACATCGAAAAAGCCAAAGAAGTCGCTGCCGAAATACGAAAAGGTGCATTACGCGGCTTTAGTATAGGTGGACAGGCATTCAAACGAGTCAGAAAATCAGACCGTAAACATGGCGATTATCAAGAAATCAGCAAACTCGAACTCCACGAAATCACAATTTGTGAAAAAGGAATAAACCCCGAAGCAACATTCAGAATATTAAAGGAAGATAAACAAGAAGAAACCAACAAGGTGAAAAAAATGACAGAAGATGACACAATGAACCAGATGACCGACGTACTCTCTCGATTAGAGTCACGTCTTGACTCAATGGAAAAAGGTGAAAAACCTGCTTTCCTTGAAGATAAAAAAGATGAAGGCAAGGATGACAAGAAAGAATCCAAAGACAAAGATGATGCTAAGAAATCAGATACAGAATACTCTGATGTTATTTCATCCGATTACCTAAATTGGATGGAAGACACACTAAAGAGTGCTGGTGTTGATACAGTTGAAGCAAGAGCACACTTTGATAATGATTCAGTTGCAAAAAATAATATGGGTTCAACCCCCGGTGAATTGCAAGATACTACTGCAACTAATGGTGGTCAAGTAAAAGGCAGAGTACAAGAAGGTGGAAACCCATCCACAGGAGCAATCCCTAAACTCAACAGCGGTGGAAATGTAAAGAAATCTGATTTCTTGAACCCTATGGATTTAGATACTTCTGATGTAGAAGCGGCATATGAAGTTTACAAAGCCGCTGCTTTGGAAAACGAGTTCCGTGGTTCTTTAGAAGATACATTCGCAAAGAGATATCAAGCAGAACGCACAGAAGAAATAGCAAAGGCTGAAGCCGCTGCTTTTGATTCTCGTGGTCCTCTATATGATATACAAAAAGCAATTTCTTTACTTACAGAAAGAATTGACAATATTGGTACACCAGCAGAAGTAGGAGAAACACTACAAAAATCTGCTGAACCACAACATGAAGTTCCATCAACTTCTGACCTAGCACAAATGTCTTGGGAAGAAGTACATCAACTCGCAGGTCGAGTCTTTGAGGGAGAGTGAATAAAATGGCAAGAAATTACGTAAGAACAATAACTGATATGGAACGATACTATTATGGTGCGGGTAACGCAATGGGTTACTCATACTCCGGTAGTGAACTACTGAAAAGCGACAGCCCAATGTTGTCTACAACTGCTGGTACATACCAAGCAATTTATGGACGCAAAGTATGGTCTCAATTGAACCAAGAGTTCAATGCATTCAGTATACTACCTAAGAAACCTTGGGATAGGTCAGGATGGCGTGTTATAACAGCAAAGCCTTCAGATGCTACTACTGGTTCATTACTTGGTGGAGTTGCAGAAAACTCAACATTACCAGACACACAAAGACCAACATTCCAACACATAGCAGCAAAACCAAAGACAATCGCTCATACATTCGATATGTCTGAAACTGCTATCTTCCTTGCTGACAAGGATGACGGAATGGGAGATATACGCTCAGTTCTTAAAGAAGAAATGGGTAAACATCACGCAGAATCAATCAATAGAATGTTATTAGACGACAGCGAAAACGTAGCAGGTAATAACTATGAATCTCTTGATAGAATTACTGGTGCAGATGGTGGTGCTTCCGGTGGATTAACTACTATGGAAACTGGTGGTTCAGTAGGAACTGACCACTGTGGTGCAAATGACTTAGATATATACAGCATAAACAGAAGTGACAACGATTGGTCAAATGCTGAAGTTGACTGTGGTTCTGATAGAGCAGCAGGTAACAGGAGAACATTATCTCTTGACCAACTTGATGATATATTCCAAAGACTATGGGTACGTGGTGGAAATCCAAAAGTTATACTAACTGGATATGACACATTGATGAGATTACAACAACTATTACAATCTCAACAAAGATTCATGGAAGAGAAGAGAGTTACACCTACTTACAATGGAGTAAAGGGTGTACCGGGAATCGAGGCTGGATTCATCGTAGCAACATACAACGGTGTGCCAATCATTCCATCTAAAGACGTTACAAAAGACGGAATTTCAAGAATGTACTTACTAGATACAGATTATCTACACTTTAGTACAGCAATACCAACACAATACTTTGAGTCTGGTATAGAGACAGGAGACCCATTCGCAATAAACAGATTAGGACAGGAAGGACTTTACCGAACAATGGGTGAAATCTGGACTACTTTCTTCGGAGCACAAGGGAGTGTAAGAGACCTTAAGTAAGGTTTATTGAGGATTTAATGGAGGAATAAATTATGGTAGCAACAACAACAACAACTGATAAAGGATTAAGCATAAAAGTAGCAGACAGTGATTTCACATTAGTGAGCATACTGGCTGACATAGACATGAGAACTGGTACACCAGTCGACGAAACAGCATGGTTGGACGGCGGAGCAGCAGCGGGTTCATATCCGGGTGCTCTTGCTGGCTTTAACGCAAAAAACGCTAACACAACAAATGCAAACGGAAGTTTGAGAATGGTAACATTCACGGTAAACGTCGTACAAGCAGGAACAGTAGAACCTCTACTGTTCTCTGCTGGAGCATCAAAGATTCTAGGAATCGTAGGATATGCCTCAGCAACTGCTGCTAAGGACATAACTGTAACAATGACCAACACTGGACTAGTAGGAGCAGACGATACTGTAGCCCCACTAGCAACAGGTGGTTTACTACCTTGTCTAATCGTAGACTCTGAAGTCGCAAACCAAGTAGCACAAATAACGGTGTTACTACTGAACTAAGGTGATTCTTCATGCCACAACTAAAGTATATCGGTAAATATTACATGTCTCCCGGTCCGAGAGGATTTGGGAAGACTGTTTACCGAGGTGAAACATACAATGTCACACAAGAATGGTGTGATAAGTATTCATTATCATTAGGTTCTGATTATGAACTAACAGGTTCAGAAGCAAAAACTGTTGATGATAAAGCCGATGGAATACCTGACTCCGGTTGGAGAGTAGGAGACATCAAGAAATGGTTGAAAGCAGAAGGAGTTTCTTTCGGTGCTGGTTACAGGACAAAAGGTGCATTATTGGGTTTAGTTGAGGAACATCTAAATCCAGCACCACCTGTGGTCGTAGTAGAAGAAGCCGCTGAAGTGGTAGAAGAACAAACAATGGAGTGATAAAATATGGCAACAGTAACTTTAGATAGCAGACCTAGCGTAATGGGTAATTTAATGATGGTAACGGGAAGTTTTACAGCAGATGGCACGTCACAAACCGTGTCTCTAGGAGATTTTCTATCAACTATTGATTCATTTACTATTATGCCAGTAAAAGCATCAGTAGTAGTAACACCAGTCGTAACAATCGACACAGACCCGGCAACTGATATTTTACTAACAGTAGTAAACACAGAAGTATACAGATTTATGGCATTAGGACAACGCTAAGGCGGTGTTTTAATTGGCAGTTAGTCCTAAAATACAAGTAATTGGACCTTTCTCACCGAAAGAGTTCTCTACACCCGGTACATACAATACAGCAGGTAGCGTTAGTAAAGCAATGACAGATGCAGCAGCATCTACACCCGGTAGTACATTAATAGCAGTAGAACCAATCACTGTATTAGGTAATGTTTTTTTAATACTATCATTAACAGGTAGTGCATGAGAGTGAGGGATATGAATGAGTTTCGATGTTAGAACATTAGAAATTGATGACATAACTAGAGCACAAAAACAAAATGTTAGAATTGATACCGCTTATGACAGTGGTGAAGTTTCTGATAAAGAACATCCACTAAAGGGTGTCACAAGAAATCAGCGAACAAGAACAGAAAATGTAGGAGACGTTCTGAATATAGGTGCAGGTACTAGATGTACGAACTGTGGAATGCTTCATTTTATGTGGAGAGCAGATTGTGGGGCTTGTGGCAATCCGATGGAATTTAATAAAGGGCATAGAGACGAGGTGAATAGATTATGAATGAAGTATTTGATTTAACTTGGAATTTTATGAAAGCAAGAAAGCAAAGAGATTATTTTAAACATCAAAAAATAGCCATGCCAGCGGGTATGAAATTGATGGACCACAAGGGTAAATCACATGGAACTTTAGGTAAAAAACATACTGGTAAAGATAGTTTGAGTTTATCTCAATATATTAATTCTTTAGCATACAGAATGCATGGTAATAAAGATGCAGATGCGAAGAATAAATTGACAAGTGGTATGATGTTAAATGCTGTTAGTCCAGAAAATCCGTATAATTTAAAATTCCTTGCCGACCATTCAAAACTAGGTAAAACAATGGCTATGAATCCATTAGCAATTAATAATGATGGACATCATGTCTCAGGACCTAACGGCGACCATGAACATCATGATAAATTTACTAGTATGTATCCGCAACATCATTTCAATGAAGATGGGCAAGCAGCACAAATGAAGACGAATGAACCACGACCACCACCAGTATCACCACCACCACCAGTATCACCACCACCAGTATCACCATCACAACCTGACCATTCAGAGATGGTTCGACAAGCAATTGATGCGGTAGGACCGGACCATGATAAAATAATGGAATACATTAGTAATATGTCAACGCAATCTCAACCTGAACCTAGACCTCAAGTTGGTGTCACAGGACAAACTAGTCTTCAGGATTTTGGGTTTAATTAAAAGTGAGTTGTATGTATGCCCCAAGTATTCAATCCCGGTGAAGGCGAAACAAGACCCTTAGACCCCGATGCAATAGTATATACAACTGCTCAAAAAGTAGCAGATTTGTTAGACATAGGACCACAAGAAGCGGTGTTAATGTCTGCTAATGCAGAAGCAAATGCGGTTCTTGTCACAGGTTCTGATTACAGAGCCATAGGTTTTAGTGTAGGAGATACAATTCTCATCTACAGTGATACTGACCCTATGGGTTTAGAACGTGTAATTACTAGCATAACTACATCAACAGGTGGTGTAAAACTAACATTTTCATCTGCGATAAATCCCGGTTTATATGAAACAACAGATAATGGTTATGTACAAAATCAAGCATCTTTTTCTAATGGTAGAACAAGAGGGCTTACTAAAACAAAAGTAGAGACTATCATAAAACGTATGCAGG